CCGAAGTGTCATTGCCTACGATGCTAGAATCCTTTAAGCTGAAACTCCCAGCAGTAGTATGCAATAAGAAAGCTCTATTTGCCCCTTCGGATAATTCAACATTGATATTTTTTACATTTAATTTTCCCTCTGTAACCCTAAAACCACTATCCTGTACCTCTCTTTCGGGAATATCGACTGTAATAGTGTGGTTGTTACCATCTATAGTGATGTCTTTATTAATGGCGACATCTTTTTCTAGCGTAAACCCACCATCAATATTTATCGTGTCACCTGCGCTCGCTCCATCGATAGCTTGAATCAAAGTTTCACGACTATTAACAACTAACAATGTAGTAAATGCCGGGATATCTACACGATCAGATTCTTTGTCGCCATCAACTCTAACGACTTGATATTCACCTTCGCTAATTTCTGTGTTTGGGTCAAGCCCTGTAATCGAAAGAGGACTTTCGCCCTCAACGACTACATCATCGCCTTTATAAATTTTAAACATTGAAAGTCCTCCTTATTCTAATGTGATTGTTGCTCCATCTGTTGTTTCTTCAACATTAGTGATTACAGGGTCATTTACTTTCCCGAATCTTCTCCACCTTCATCACTTCCGCCACCGCCATCTAGTTTTAATTCATAAACAACTGATGCTGTATTATCTACAGGACGACCTGTCGCATATTGTTTAGCAATGTAAAGCGTTGCATCTTCCATAGCTAATGTTTGATCGAATTTCTTCATTTGTAAACTTCCGCCAACCGCTGCAATGTATTCGCCTTTCACAAAAAACACTGCCTTTCCTTCTGGAACTTGAGTTGACTGAACGAAAGTAGGATTGAAAGGTAAACTCGTGATATAGTTCCCATTTGCATTTAATGACGTTGCATTAGCTTCAATTCCTAAAGCATCAAATGGGTTTACAACCATTACAACCTTCCCTGAAACGTTACGGAAGTCTCCGTTTTCTTTCTTAGATAATGTTTCAACTACACCTTTTAACTCTTGTACCGTCGTGTTTCCACGCTTGAATGTTAATGTTCCTTTTGATTCTTTATCAGTTACTGCACCGTTTTCAGCAACATCTTTGATTAATCCAACAGGTTCAGCTTGTCCACCACCTTGTACGAAACCTTTTTCTAAACCGATAGAAATTGCTTCAACTAGCATTGTGCGAACATAACGCTCTACCCATTCAGGACCTAAATCTAACATGTCGTTAGAAATTGGAATAAATGCTGTAAGTTTAGATTGAGTGATTTTCACTTTGCGGAAATTAGCATTTAACTTTCCTTGAATCTCACCAAACAACTCGCCCCATACAGCTGAATTTTCAGGATCTCCATAAATAAACTCTGTTACAGCACCTAAGTTTTGAATGCCTAAGTGTTGTAAAAGTGGATGTTCCCCGACTAAATCTTCGAATACTCGCTCTTGTGTTGTTACTGGTAACGTATCTTCATCAGCAAATCCACCCTCATCAATAACCTTATTAAAGAACTCACGCTCTTCTGTCGTTAATACGTTGTAACCACGATTAATTAATACATCGTTATCTCCCGAAATAGAACGTGCTTGCTTTAAGATATTAGCTTCTGTTTCTTTTTGTAAAGATACCATCATATCGTTTAATGCTTCTGTCTTTTGTTCTGCTGTCGCACTCTCGTCTTGTGATACTTTTGCAAAGTAATTCTTTGCATCTAAATATGAATCGAATGTCATTTTTGTTTTCTTCATTATAAAATTCCTCCTAAAAATTAAAATAACCAACTATTTTTAGTTGGTTTTTCTTCCTTTTTATTTTTTTGAGTTAGCGCTTCTAACTTACTCTCAATACTTGATAATCGACTTTCAAAGTCTTTTGGTGTTGCCATTAAATTCCTGATTTTATCAATTGCGTTCTTAGGTAGTGTGCTACCGATATTCGCAACTGCATCAATCTTCTCGAACATGATTGCATCCGCAAAACCTTTTTCAACTGCCATTTTTGCATTGAGCCACGTTTCTTTATCCATCATGTCCAATAATTCCGCCTCACTTAGTCCCGTTTTCAATTCATAAGCGTAAGCTATGCTTGAATCAATTGAACTAAGGAATGTTCCTGTTTGCTCCATTTCTTTTTTGTCACCAGCTGAAATGGTAGAAGCATTATGAATCATAATTTGCGCTGTTGGACTAATCGATACTTTGTTTCCAGCCATTGCAATAAAGCTAGCAGCACTTCCAGCAATGCCAACAATTTCAACATCGGCATCTAATGCTTTCAGCTTTGTATATATTTCACTACCAGCAAATACTGACCCACCGCCCGAGTTAATCTGAACAACAATATCTTTGTTTTCAGCACCTTCTAATTGCTCATCTACACAAGCGGGTGATGTGTGTTCCATTTCAAACAAATCATAGATCCATTTTTCATCACTTGAAATGATTGGACCATTTATCTTTACAATGTGCTTCATTCATCATCACCCCCTTTCGAGATTTCTTTATAATCTTTTGTCGTGTAGTATTCTTCTAACATCGGATCGTTAGCACGTTCTAAACCAACTGATTCTCTTAGGTCATTTCCGTTGATTGCACCGCTTCTTAGTAAGTCAAATTCATCACGTGTTGTCGGTCTATTGATTTTGATACGTTCACCACTTAAATATTCTTCTGTAGTGAATAATTGCTTGTTAAATTCATTTTCAATAATCGCAATGATTGGCGATACACACTCTTTGTAGTAGTTTTTAGTGATGTCGCTTAAATCAGCAATATCGCCATTTAAAAAAGCAATTGGATAACCAACTGCCCTCGCTACTTCATACATATACTGATTTTTAACTTTTTTAACTTCATCTACTGACTCAACTGTGCCTGTTGCTTTTGAATGTTCCTCATATTCAAGTCCTTTTTGTTGCGGAATGATAGCTACAGCATTCTTTTTGAACACTGAATACAATCTATCAACGAACCCTTGAATACGCTTATGAGCACCTTCTTTATTAGCAAATACAGAGTCGATATTTACTGTCGCTCTTAGTTGAGACTTCCTTAATTGAAATTCAATCATTCTACCTAACAACTCGCCATAATCATGATATAAACCCTGCATGATGTTATCTAAGCCGTTGTTAGAGTATTTGAAATATAAAACTTCATCTCTTGTGAATGTCCTTTCGAACGTGAAATCATTACTTGTAACGTTACGAAACACATTCTCGTATACTGCTTTTTTATCAACTTCAAAACTATCTGCAATAATTAAATCGTTGGCGCTTGTTTGAATAACCAAGCACTCGCCATCTTGTAGTAATTTCATGACTAGATTATATATAAACTCGTGTTTTGATTGGTTTCGATTAGGCATTACATTCATTCGATAGTACAAGCTATCTTTTAGTATGTTTTTATCGTTTTTTACTATGATGTTTTGTTCTGCGACTTTATGAGCTATTTTACTTAATACTGAATCAATTGCCGTCTTTTTAAGCATCACACTTCGACTACCTTCTTCCAATAAGTCCAAGTCGAACATAATGCCCGCTTCATCCATTTTCTTACCAAAAATAATATCTACTAAATTCATCTATTCACCGCCTTTCTAAAACATAATCTCATCTATCATCAAATCAGCTTCTTCTTCGATTAAATCATCACGATACAATGCATGTATGAACGCTTGAAAGCCGTCTGTCTTTCGTCTAATTTCATCTTTTTTTCCGTATGTCTTATTGCCTTTCTTATCTACAATTACTTTGACATTGTTTGTGTACCATCTCATTAGAGGATTGTCGTCATAAACAACTCTCTTTTCAGCAAATATCGTTTCAACTCGTGGTGCAAGCAAGGCTTCAATGCCCTTTGTCCTTACATACATTATTTCAAAACCTTCTTCTTCTAGTGCTTGTTTTACTAGATCCAAACGGAATGTGTCCGCAACAATTGTATTTACACCATAATGATTACGCATTTCAACGAACCAATTAACAATATGTCTGATATTTATGACTGGCTCATTTACTATTGTTAAATGACCTTGTGATTCCCAATCTTTTATCGGTGGCTTTAAATCAACGTTGTCTAAAAAACCTTTTCTAACAAATGAGTGAGATTTCCAAATGTATTCATCATTTAACTTGAATAGTAAGCCAACTGCTGCAAAGTCACGAATACTCGCAAAGTCCAGTCCACCAACACATGATTTGTTCCTTAATCCTGGGAATGGTCTGTTGGTCGCTTCTATTTCTTCCCAAGTCGCAACAGATGTTTCTAAATCTGTAGCTGGGAAGTTCATTCGCTTAGTCATGAATCTAATCCTTGATGATTGGCTCGTGTTACTCAACGTTATATATTGTTGTCTTACTTTCATGAATAAACCTTTTGCATAATCGCTCATTGGCGGATGAAACATTGGATTTGATTTTTGCCAATTTGTTTCATCATCCATTTCGGGCTCATCATCTAACGTTGCCATGAACACAAACAACCTATCTTCTAACGCTTCACCATTTAATACATTTAACGCTCTCTTTTTCATGTCGTCTAAATAACCGCCACGAACAAATCCATCTGTCGTTATAAAGAATTTTTTCGAATGCTTAACTTTTCCAAGTCCACTAGAAAACACTTCTACAATTTCATCATTAAGGAACTCATGTATCTCATCGTAGATAACACACCCATCTCTCAAACCGTCCTTTGTTTTAGCGTTTGAGGTATGAAACTGTATTTTTCCTTTTCCTGTACGACTTACTATTTCAGACTTCTTATGTTGGAATAAAGTTTGCATCGGACTTCCTTTGCCCGACTTGTCGATAACGTGATATATTTCTTCAACAGATGTTTCTGCTTGCTTTTCACTTGTAGCAACGATAGATACGTTATAGTTATCTATTCCATGCAAATCGCTTATAAAGAAGTTAGATAGTGTGGAAATTAAGCCATTCTTACCAGCTCCCCTAGCTTCATAAAAGAAGAATTGGTCAAAGAATGGATAGTCACCGTCTTTGTGATACAGGAATACAAATGCAGTCTTAAATTTTTGAAATGGCATTAGTTCAAAGTAATTCTTTTCAGTAAATGCAATGTATTTCTCATGCATATTGTTATCGAAATATAGATCATCACGATTAAGAACATATTTCTTTAAATAAGAAAATAAAAGAGCAACATATTTACTGACTTTAATTTCCCCAGCCTCATATTGCTCCATGTAACTTTCAACATATTTATTTTTTAACATTAGATTAGGTCACTAGCATTGTAACTAGGACCATCACCGCTATCTATAAAATTGAATGTTTTTTCTATGTTCATAATCGCTGCATTTACCTTGTTCATTTCATTTAATAGTGGATGGGACTTCACAAACTCTTGACTAGCATTTTTAGTAGTTACTGAAACACCTTCACTTTTTATTGTTCGTCCCATCCTACGATACATTTCAATGTGCTTTATATAACGACCTACTTTTTCAACTTCAACCGGATTACTTGTATCTATCTTAGACATTAAATATTCCTTGATATTATCAGTACTTACATTAGTTCTATATGCCTTCATAACATCTCACCACCCCCATATGTGAAAATTTCACAATATTTCTATATAATCGAGCCCCCTGCCCGGTTCCCCGGTCAAAATTTTATGCCCCTTTCGGTTTTCATTTCCTACCAATTTTCATCTTGCCACTTATCTGATTTCCTTTTAGTGTGTATGAATAACCTGTCATGCCTTTCATTGTGACACCTACGACAGAGTGTTCTTAAGTTGTCATCACGTAACGCTAGCTTAGGATAGTCCTTTAACTCATATATGTGGTCTACCTCTAACACTGCATCAGCTTGCGTTGTTACTCTTCCTTTTTCTTTGCACCACTGGCATTCATAGTTATCCCTCTCAAGTACCTCTTGCCTCTTATGTCTCCACGCAGTTGAATTATAAAATTTTCTTCTTTCTTCTTCGTTCATATAATCGACTCCATAACAAAAAGACACCTACCTAATTAGTAAGTGCCTTTCCTTTTTGAGTTCTATTTACTTTCTATTGCGTTAGCTATCCGATCTAGTGTAATCAATACCATACCTATCGCTAAGTTACCAAATAAACATGCTGAACCTATAGCCAAGTATGTTATCTTTACTTCGTCTCTTATCAGATATGATACATCATTGTACATAATCACTACCCCGATTGCACCAACAATACCAATTATTATGAAAACAATCCCTAGTATCTTCGTGAATGATGTATTTGTATCCGATGCTAACTTTACTTTTTCCATCTCTCCACTCCTATCCTAACTCCCTCACTTGTACATCTAAGCATTTTCTACAGTATACCATAATATAACCTGTTATTGTAGTGTATTCTATGATTGTCCCGTATTGTTCATACGTTTCTTTATCGTGATATACTTCTTTTTCGATTATTTCATAGTCATGTAAACATAATTCTCGATAGTCCATGTAT